ATTACTGCCATTACGATGTATTAAACACAAAAGACTACGGAGTGCCGCAAAACCGCGAGCGCGTATTTATTGTTGGCTTTCTCGACAGCGATGCGTATTATCGCTTTCAGTTTGCGCCAAAAATTCCACTAACTAAGCGATTGAAAGACGTCTTAGAGGATAGTGTAGATGAAAAATACTATCTATCAGATAGGTTTATTCAAGGCATGGAGGCACACAAAGAACGTCACAAGGATAGAGGAAACGGGTTTGCGTTTGAGCCTAAGAGCGCCGATGAAATAGAAAGCATCAATTGCCTTTCATGTGGGTATGGTAGTAGAAATACGGATACATATATCAACGAGGGCGTTGTAGGGAATAGAGAGCCGAAAATATTAGACGACCAAGGACGGAAACGAAAACAAGAAAATCCAGTGTTGCGCAGTATTTGCCCAACTTTAAGAGCGCAAACACATGGAAATGAGCCTAAAGTTGTTTTTACTGAGCCGAAAATATTAGACGACTACAATGGGAAAATAAAAACAGACGGCATCGCTTGTGCGCTTACCACAAGCTGCGGGAGCTCTGCGGAACGGAACGGGCAAAAAGCAATAACCCCTAGATGCCGAATCCGCAAACTTACACCGCTCGAATGTTGGAGGCTGCAAGATTTCCCAGACGAAGCATTTTACAAAGCTGAAAAAGTCGTATCAAATTCAAGATTGTATATGCAGGCAGGAAATTCGATTACAGTAGCGGTCATGGAGATGATTTTGCGCCAAGTCCGAAAAGCGGTAAGCGGTGATAAGCCAAAAGACGCGCTGTTTTAATAAGTTATAATACGAAAAAAGACAACCCATGAACTTAGCAACTCAATTACGAGAAATAGCAACAATCAGAGCAATACTGCTTCAACAATACGGGACTAAGCTATCAACCGATGTTATCAATTCCTACTCTTCCATATTAGATGATATTAGAAATCGTATCCTCTCTCACGATGAGTTAAACGCCGCACGCACTGCTCAAATTATCAAAGAAATAAAAGAGGTAGTATTTCCTAAGCTTCCTATTTATGATGAGTTCAAGCAATTCGCATTAGATGAGCGGGACTGGTTGGTATCATCCACTAATCAAATAGCCGGAGCAGAAATATTCAAAGCCATACCGCCCGAATCGGTCATAGTGTCAATAGCCAAAAACGCCTCAATAGGGAGTGGGAAGATTAACGAATGGTTTGCAGGGTTAGACGCTTCATTGCGCTTCAAGCTCACAAATTCAATGCTACAAGGCGAAAACACCCAAGAGGCGGCGAAGAGATTCGCAGATATCAGTGGCATAGCTATGAATCAAGCCGAAACACTTGTAAGAACTGGTATATCTGACATTTCGTCAAAGGTGCGTGAAGAGGTTTATAAAGACAATGAGAGCGTTATAGGTGGGAGAGAATTTAGTGCTGTTTTGGACAACAGAACAAGCCTCGGGTGTGCAACTCGGGACGGTGCTACTTATGATAATGAGTACAAAGGAATAAACGACAAGGGGAAACGATTCCCGTTTAAGCAACCGCCTTTACATCCTCGTTGCCGCTCAATCATAACGCCTCTATTGAAGTCATGGGAAGAGCTAGGAATTGACTTAAAAGAAGAGCTACCAGAAACAACTAGAGCCTCAATGGATGGGCAAGTATCAAGCGAGATAACATTTGATAAGTGGCTCAAAACAAAAGACGACAAGTTTATAGAAAAATATCTAGGCAAAAAGCGGGCAGAACTTTACCTTGATGGCAAAATATCACTAAGTGACTTAGTCACCAAGAACGGGCGAACTAAGACGCTTGATGAGTTGAGGGGGATTTAACGCTCCTCTTTTTTGCGAAATATATTTATATAGTTCGAACAATAGAAGCTATAAAAGTTATATTCTCCTTGCATTGTTCCATTTACAAACGGCGCTTTATTGCAGTTCCACGAACAATGCCCGTCTTTTTGAATTTGTACATTTTCGGAATAAATACAGTCGGAACATGATTTAATCTCTCTCATTTTTTTTCATCCTTTTGTTTCGTTGCCTACACTTATTAGAGCAAAATTTAGCCGACTTAGTTCCTTGATACGTTACACCGCACACCTCACAGGACTTTGCCCGCTTGGTGTATGTTGATGGTCTATTTACTGTGATTGTTATCATATTACCAAACTACTTCTTGTATTACAACGCCAAAAAGCGGTGTAGTTCGCTTTGGGTAGTTTTCATTATTACCATGCCACCAAGTCGCATTGGCTCGGTCATATAGCAGTTTTTCTTTTGACAGTGTGTGGTATAGCTCCATGTCATCGTGGCTCATACACATAAAATCAACTATTTCCCCGTTTGATAATTCATAACGTGGGTATGGGTTTATAGTTTGTCTTCTTTTTTCGATCATCTTTCCTACCTTTGCTTTATTTATGCCGATATCATAACGCAATTTAAAAAGCGTGTCAAGGGGTTTGAACATAAAAAAGTTAATATTGATTAGTATGATATAATTCTGCTATGTAACAGTCTGTGACTGTGACAAATTTTCTCTGTGAGAAGGAATAACGTTATGACAATCGAGGAACTACAAGCACAGATAGAGGAGTTGAAAGCTTCAAATGAAGCAATCAACAACAAGAATAAAGAGCTTTTAGGCGAGTTAAAAACCGCACGAAAAAAAGCTAATGAGGTGGATATGGACGCATACCACTCTGCTCTTGATGAACTCGAAAATGTAAAGGCAGAAAATGCCAAACTAAGCAATGATGTGAAAATCAAAGCTAAAGACTTTGAGAAATTGACGGCTACACTATCAGAAAAAGACGGTGCGCTGCAAAATCTTCTAATCGACCAAGGCTTAACCCAAGCACTAACTGATGTAGGTGTACCCGCAAATCTTCTAAAGTATGTCAAAGCCGACTTAAAAAGTCAAGCGAAACTACAGGGCGAAAACGGCGAATATAAGGCGATGATAGGGGATAAGTCTTTAAATGACTTTATTTCAGAGTGGAAAGATGGGGATGGCAAAAATGTTATCATAGCTCCAACCAACACGGGTGGCGGGGCAGCAGGCGGGGGCGGAAATCACACTTCCACTCCAAACCGTGGCTCAATGAATCACAGCGAAAAGGCTAAATTTATTGAGGCGCACGGACAAGAGGCTTATTTAAAGCTTCCAAATTAAAACAAGGACTAACTTATGGCGTTAAAAATTGATAATGTTATCGTTCATGCGACAGCAACAGAAACGATTATGCAAAATGTGGAAATGTTCCAAACAGGGACAGCAGGTGCAATTACCCTCGGGTCTGAGCTAATCAGTGGGGATATGCTTCAAGCTTCAATGCTTAGTGAGATTGCAAACTTAATCGCTCGCCGTGATATTTCAGCTTCAACTGATGCAACGGTAAAAGCAGTTTCTAGTCGTGATGAAAACACAATCAAAATCTACTGGGGATCTGGTGCGGTTGAGTTTAACGCAGTTGACGCTAAGAGATACGGCACTGATGCGGGAGCATTTTCGGCAGCGATCGGAGAGCAAATCGGTAAAGGTATCGTTGCGTACGCTCTTAATGCGGGTATCTCGGCGGTTCGTGCTTGTATTGAATCGCAAGCTACTCTAGTAACTGGGACAGGTGTTGCGGCGGTTACTCCAGCGTTGCTAAACAGCGCATTAAAGCCTTTTGGCGATGCGCAAGGCTCTATCGTTGCGTTTGTAATGAATGGCGCAACATATAACGACCTTGTAGGCTCTGCAATCGCATCGAGCTCTTCACAAGTCGCATACGGTGCAATCTATGAGGGGGCAACAGGCTCACTTGGTCGTCCAGTATTCGTAACTGATTCAGCAGGCTTGGCTATGACGGCAGGTGTTGCGGTTCTTGGTCTTACAGCAGAGGCGGTTAAGGTTATTGAATCTGAGGCACGTGAGTTTGTGTCGGAGCTTGTTAGCGGTAAAGAAAACATCAAATACCGCATCCAGACAGAGGGTTCATTTGCTCTCAATGTTAAGGGCTATTCTTGGAAGTCTGCAAGTGGCACAAATCCAACTCTTACAGCGGTCGGAACAAAAACCAACTGGGAGCTAAAAGCGACAGACAAACGCTCTTCTGCTGGCGTAATTCTGAACTGCCTATAGGCGATAAGTCATGACGCTTATCTATTCTGATAATGAGATTGACGGAGCAGTGGGGGCTTATATAGCCCCTCACTTGTTCGATGGTGTCGAAAAAGGCGCAACTAAAGTTTATGCGAGCGATAGAAAAATCATTGACGCATACAAAGAGGCAGGCGTTGAGGTCGTAACGACTAAAAAGACCAAAGAGGCTAAAACAGAGGGCGGGGAATAGTCCCGCTTTCGCTTTTAAACTCAAAGGGGGGAAGATGGCAACCATAACAGTAGGAACAAATAGCTATGTCACTGAGGCAGAATTAACAACTTATGCAGGCGATAGAGGTATTACAATTGTTGGCGGTTTATCTGTTCTGCTTATTCACGCTATGGATTACTTAGAGAGCCGTGCCTATGCAGGCTATAAAACCGATGAGGAGCAAGCTTTACAATTCCCACGTGGTGGCGATACAATCGTGCCACAGGGCATTAAAAATGCTCAATGCATAGCTGCTATTGAAATCGACAAAGGTAACGACTTGCAGGAATCGCAGGGTCAAATCATTAAGCGTGAAAAAGTGGGAGTGCTTGAAACAGAGTATGCCGATTATTCGCAAAGCGGTCAAGTGTTTACAAAACTTAATGATGCGTTGCGCCCTTTCATCGATAGCTCAACAGCCATAAAAGTAGCAAGAACATGAACCAAAAATCAAAGCGTGCTTATGACAGCGCACACCGCCAATTAAAAGGTGGAGAGAGTGCCACCTATAAGCAAGTCACAGACGGCACATATGCAAACGGCGAGTACACCGACAGCACAGTTATAGAGATTGATATTACTTGCTATGAAGATGTGATTACTATCGATGAAATAAATAAGGGCTTAGCCTCAAAATCAGATTCAAAAATACTAATAGCCGCTAAGGCTATGCCAACAGTTACGCCTGCTATAGGCGATACTATCGTGTTTGCAAATCGCACGCTTACGGTTAAGAACTTGCAGCCAGTCAAGAGCTTAGAGGGCGTTATCGTGCTTCATCAATGTTTTGTGTCGGCGGCGGTGTAGTGTGTCTTTTGCGCTTGATATGTCTAAATTTATACAAAAAGCAAAGGTTAATCAAGCAGCAGTAGCCAAAAAAACCGCCATCGGCTTGTTTAGTGCAGTAATTAAAGGCACGCCCGTGGACACAGGAAATGCTCGTTATTCATGGCATGTCGATTTTAACAAGTTTTCTAGCGATGTGGAAGATTCTAAAACTGGGAAAGCAGCAAAAAAAAGGTCGGCTGATGAGGTTTCATCCCGTGAGGCGTTTAAAGTGGAGGGGGGATACAAATCGGGCGATACTATCACTATTACTAACAATTCAGACCACATCGTACCGCTTGAATATGGGTATAGCAAGCAAGCCCCCGCTGGATTCGTGAGGATAAATGTAGCAAAATTCCAAAAATTCGTAAATAAAGCAGTAAGGGAGTTATCAAAATGAGTATCCGTTCAATCTTAGAAAATTCATTAGCAACTATCACGCCAACTATAGGCACTATCTACCAAAATGCGCCATCGGCGGCATATACGCCCGTTGCGGGTACGCCTTATCAGATTGTGTCCATGATGTACGGCGGCATAGAAGACTTAGCAATCACGAACGACCTCAAAGAAGAGACGGGGATTATGCAAGTGGATTTGATGTATCCACTCGGCAAAGGCTCAAAGGCGGCGGAAGATAGAGCGAGGCTAATTCGCTCACATTTTACCAATGCACTAAAGCTAACAGATGGGACAGATGCTGTTACAATCTCCAAAACTTGTGATTTTGTAATACTTGGAGAAGAGGCGGATAGATTTAGAGTTTCCGTATCGGTCTTTTGGAAAAGCTACACCTCATAAATAGGGCATAATATTATTTGATATTAACACAAAAGGATAAAAAATGGCTGGAACAGTAGAAGCAACAGGCTTGGATATTTATTTGGTAGCAGCGGCTACAGTAACAACAACAAAGGCAGAATGTGCCACGGCAATTGCGGCGGGTAAACGCCTTATCAAGACTAAAACACTCGGCGACATCGGCGGAACTCGTGCCGTGACGGAGCATAAGTACTTATCGGACGATGATACAGAGAAATCTTTGGGGTCAGTTTCTTATGGGAATGTAGCTGTTGAGGTGCCGTTTAATGCAAGTGATGCGGCGGGTCAAGCAGAAATGAAAGCAATTTTTGCGGACAAATCAGAGCGCAAAGTGATTATCGAAGAAACAGACGGAAGCTACACAGTGCTACCGGTTAAGTGTTCCGCTTGGATGAAGAGCTATGCGATTGACGACTTTGTAATGTTTAAAGGAACCCTCGAGCAAAACGGGGCGCATACAGACGTAATTGCCTAACTCTGTGTTATAATATCCCTAAAAAAAGGGGTATTATGAACATTAACTCACTCATTCAATTCAACGAGCCAAAAACTCTCACTTTTAACAATCCATTTGACACAAAAGAAAAACCACTAACCTTACAAGTTTACATGCAAGGCTCCAGAGTAGAGCGTCAAGCATTTAGAGAGATGTCATCCCGCATTTTTGCTCTTATGCAAGATGAAAGCAATCTTGAAGAGCTGAACGGACAAAAAAACCTAAAAGTCTACCTACTGGAAGATGTAGGCGTTGAGTTTTTATCAAAATTGGTTGTTGACTGGGACGGAATGATGGATGGGTCAAAAAAAGTTCCCTTTAGCCGTGAAGTTTTAGTTCAAGTTCTCAATAACTTCCACCCCTTAGCAAATGCAATAGAAGCATTTTACAAAGATGTTGAGGGAAACTTCCAAACGAAGCAAAAGAAAATTTAACTCTTTATGCTTCACAGGTAGGATTTTTAAACGCCACGCCCGATGATAATTACAAAGACGAAACGAAAGATACGTGGGCAGTTCGCTATAAAAGACTAGGAATATCCCCCGCACTCCCCGAATTTAGAGGGATGGAATATCTTGTAGTACACCTCAATAATTTAGGCTGGGTTTCATCAAACGGGATGGGGATATCTTCAATCTCATTTCAAGAGATACAAGCCTACAACGAATTAACAAACGCACATCTATCGCCCGATGAGGTTATGATATTAAAGAATATGAGTTTGGCATATTGTCAAGAAATACAAGACAAAAACCCAAACAAAAAAGCTCCTTACTCTAAAAAGCTATAATATCCATAATTAAACACCCACAGGGGCAAAATATGGATGTAGCATCACTCCGCATTGCAATTAATACTGGCGATGTAAAAAAAGCGAACGACGAACTAGACAAACTGTCAAAAACCTCAAACAAGACAGAGCAATCCACCAAGCGACTAAGTAAATCGTTTGGCGGGTTAAGTACTGCCGTTGCCGTTATTGGTGCGGGCGTACTTGCTAAGCAATTCATAGAAACAGCTGATGCGATGAACTTGTTAAACGCTAGGTTAAGGCTCGTAACTTCCAGCATGGAGGAGTATAAAAAGCAACAAATAGCACTGCTAGAAGTTGCAAAGGGTTCTTACTCTTCATTATCTGATACAGTCTCGCTTTATACGAAACTCGACCCCGCTTTAAAGCGAGTGGGAGCAACAACGGAGGGCGTCAATCAAGTAGTAGATAGTTTTGCGAAAGGCTTAAAACTTGGCGGAGCGACTGCATCAGAATCAAGTTCTGCCATTCTCCAATTTGGGCAGGCGATGGGTTCGGGTGTCTTAAGGGGCGATGAATTTAACTCTATGATGGAAGCCTCGCCAAAACTTATGGCTTATGTTGCTGAGGGCATGAACAAGCCCGTAACATCTCTTAGAAAATTAGCAGAAGAGGGCAAGCTTACAGCGGGCGAAGTTTCGGCGGCGATGTTGTTAATGAGTGATAAGATAGAAGCCGATTTTAAAACTCTTCCAAAAACTGTGGGCGGTGCAATAACAAACTTACAAACGGATATATCACTGCTAGTCAATGAAATAGACACGGCAAATCAAATAACAGCTACTTTAGCAAACCTACTGAGCGATACAAGCGGCTCCTTAAATAGTTCAAGCGATACTTTTTTGGCACTTGGAAGTGCAGTATCGCAAACATCGCTTGATATAGTAGAAATATCAAAAGAGGTATGGGAGCTACTATCAACATTTAATGAGATATCATCAAGCGGTGCGGGACTTAGTTTATTTGAAGTGGGATTAACAGGGCTTAGAGTTGCTCTCGATACCGTGTATGTAGGTCTTCATAACTCTATTGTAATGGCTAAAGAGCTTGTCAATGCTTCAAAAAATCTTTTTAGCGGCAAAGATACGGATTTTCTAGCAAGCGTCAATAAGCAAATCTTAACGATGGATGACTTAGTAAATAGATACTCAAGCAGCCTCGAAAAAAGCACGCAAAAACAAGCTAAAAGCAACGAAGCGACCAAAGAGAGCGAACTTGACAAAAAAGCAGAAGCCCGAGCGATTTTAACAAAAGCTGAGGCACTGCGAAAAGAGGAAGAGGCGGAAAAAAAGAAAGATAAAATCGCAAAAGAAGCCGCAAAAAGTAAAGAGGAGCTAAACAGAGACTTACTGCAATCTGAAAGAGATTTAACACTTAACGCCTTGAGCGAATTTGAGAAGAGACGCAAAGAGCTTGATTTTGACTATGAAGATGATATTAAAAAATATCAAAACGTAAAAGGCGCAAAAGAAGCACTTGATAAAGAGTATTCTAACAAGCGTTTAATCATAGAAGAAGACGAAAAAAAGAAGCTCACCGAAATAAACGAAAAGCTATTAGAAGACATCGCAAAGCAACAAGCAGATTCAGCCCTTAAATTTTACGCAATCGTGCAAAGCGAAACAGATAGAATTAACGAAAACTACAAAGAGATGTATGAAGCAAACAAAGGTTTTTTTGATGATTCTGAAATGGCTACTTTTTTCACTAAGTGGCAGGAATCAATAGACGGCATTAAGGGCGGTTATGATGAAATCAATGATTTAGTTTCAGACTATGGAGCAAGCTCCAAAGACTGGACAGCAGGTTTGACGGGGCAATCAAAAGCGGTGGCAAGCATAAGCAACGCTTTTGCGGATATGGAATCAGACCAACAAAAATATAAAAAAATTAGTGAGAAAATCCAAAAATCGGCATTAACCGATGAGCAAAAATCAGTAAAACTTAAAGAGCTTGAGACAAAGCATCTGGGTAACCAGACACTGGCATATGGAAATCTTGCCGGCTCTATGGCTTCATTTTTTGGAGAGGGTTCAAAAGAGGCAGCGGCATTTCAACTTGTTCAAACAACCTTGGCTACAATTTCCGCCGTTACTGCAATTCTTGAACAAGGCAAGGGCGACCCTTACTCTGCTTTCCCTCGTATGGCAGCAATGGCAGCGGCGGTTATTCCGTTAGTCGCCTCAATTGGCGGAACTATCAAAGCTTTTGGGGGTGGTGGCAGCACATCAACCTCATCGGACGCATTCTCAGCTATGGCAGCAAATGAGGGAACGGGTAGCGTGTTAGGAGATGCGGCGGCACAAAGCAAGTCAATGGCTAACTCTTTAGAATTGTTGAGCGACTTGGCGAAACCAGAATTTGCGCTAACATCGCAAATGGCTAAAAGTCTTCAATCAATCGATGCAAAAATTGGTGGGGTAACAAACCTACTTTTGAGAGAGGGTGGATACGCTTTTGGTGCGGGCTTTGAGGGGTTCGATACAGGTTATAAAAACACTACAGCAGGGCTTGAAAAGGTCTTTAATTCTGTAACCTCAACGATGGTGGATGTGCTTACCCTTGGTTTAGACAAAAAGCTTTTAGGTGGGGCGATAAGTGGTCTGTTTGGTGGAATAGTATCATCAGTTCTGGGTGGTCTATTTGGCAAAACGTCCGTCTCTACAGCTATGACGGACAGCGGAATCACTTTTGCGGATGCGCTATTAGTAAACGCCAAAGAACAGTTCGATGGTTCTGCTTATCAAACAATCCAAACCACAGTTAAAAAGAAGTCTTGGTTTAGTAGCTCTACACGCACATCATTAAACACTTATTTTGTCGCTTTAGATGATGAGGTTGAGCGACAATTTTCATTAGTTCTAAGCGGTCTTTATGATACAACTGTGCTTGCAGGTCAGGCTCTCAATAAATCTTCTTTAGAGATAGAGAATGAGTTGTCGGACTTTGTAGTTTCTATCGGCAAAATTAGCCTAAAAGGCAAGACTGGGGAGCAGATACAAGAGACATTATCATCAATCTTTGGAAAAATTGCAGACGATATCGCTAAAGATGTGTTCCCATTGCTCACGCCATTCCAAAGAGTAGGGGAGGGTCTATTTGAGACAATGACCCGTGTTGCATCAGGGATGGAAACAGCGAGATATTACATTGCAAGGCTCGGTAAATCTTTTGACGATGTAGCATATACAGACATTGAGAACGCTCAGGGCGATGTTTCATTTGAGGCACTTAAGCAGTCAATTTTAGGCTTAGAGGGCGTGTCCAACGGTGTAGCACAAATCATTCAAAATCTAAATGGCGATGTGGAGGAGCTTTACAGTACCTATGTGGCACTTGACAGGTTGAGGTTTGATTTATCTGCAATAGGAACAGCAACGGATGCTTTAACATCTTCTATGTTATACGGCGCGGGCGGTATTAGTGCACTTAGCGATGCAACGCAGAGTTATATCGAAAACTATCTAAGCGAATCAGAGCAGGTCGCATACAATACAGCGATAATGGCGGATGCGTTTAGTGATTTAGGCTTGACAATTCCAACTACAAAGCAAGGCTTTACGGATTTGTTAAAGTCTATTGATGTGACAAGCGAAAGCGGACAGGATTTGTACGGTCGTTTAATTTTGTTAGCAGATGGGTTTAACGATTTGGTCGAATCATCAGATAATGTTAAATCATCACTATTTGATAAAATACAGTCATTCATAGATGGTTTACGAGACGCTGCAGAAGCAAAGGACGCCACCGCCACATTTGCGACCTTTACGGAAGCATTTAACGGTATGGTTGATGCAATTGCAAGTGGAACCGGAGATTTGGAGCAGATAGGAAATGTCGCACTAAGCTCGGCTAGTAGCTACCTAAACTCCGTAACCGCAAATGCGACGGCACAGCGAGACATCGACTTTGCGAAAGCGATGGTGGCTAATAAGTTTGAGGGTGTAATCGCAACGCCTGATACGACACTTAGCACGATAAATGATACTTTGCTGCAAAATAACACAATACTGGCAAATAAATTAGACTTATTGAAATTTGAGCTAAACTCCTTGAAAATTATGACCATAGACCAGCGGGCAACAAGCGAAAATCAGCTAAGCACAATGAGAGCAATACTAGGAGAAGTGAGCGCGTGAGATATGTTAATATTATGAAATATAAAAGGGGTAGATTATGGCGCAAGCAACAAATTATGTTTATGACTATGTCTTAACTTTGCGAGTAAAAGCCGGCAAAACATATACTTCTGCCGATATTTTAGCCATGATGCCCTCCGGCACGAATCCTACAACGGTTCATCTAATGAGCGCGGAGTGTGTTATTTCGGTGTCAACGGGTACAGCACAAAGTGACGGGGTCACTTTTAAGCGCGGAGATCTTGCACGCTTAGCGGCGGGTCGGTCTTGGACTTTTTTTAGTGATGCGGAGCTTGCTCTAGCTGAATTAGTAAATTTGGCGGTATAAAATGTATTATGTAAAAAATCTAATATCAGAGTTCACGGATTCAAATCTCACGGAAATTTATCCCGAGTGGAACGCAATAACCACATACTGCCTCGAAACAGGAACACCCACCTCCGCAAGCATTGCGAGACGGGGGACTTGGTATTATCGCTCTGCGACAAATGCTAATATTAATTTCGACCCCTTAGAATATGACGGCACGAAATGGGTTAGATATGCCCCCGCAAATTCTCATGCAATGCTAGATTTCAAGGCGCAAACGCTCTCTTATTTGAGCGGCGGGGATATGTTCGTGGAGTTTGATTTGCCTTGGATGGCGAACTCTATCGGGATGGGCTATTATGAGTGCGACACCGTCCTAATCGAGCTGTTTAACGGCAGTGATGAGGCTGTTTGGACATATGAAACAGAATCTACTTATTCAGAGAATATTTTTGACTGGTACACTTGGACTTTTGCGACCAAAGAGCAGGAGTTAGGGCGAAGTTTAGCGGTAAAATTTCCCGCTTTTATCGGCACAAAATGCCGCATAACATGGCAAAAATCGGCATACCAGAGTAGAACGGCTTGCGGGTTTTTATCGTGTGGAATTGCGGAAGAGATGGGCAAAACTAAAGACACCGTCAAGTTCAAGCCTACCTCATACGCTGTGCGCAAAGTCGATGATTTCGGCAATCTAACAATAACGAAACGAAGCGTATCAAAGACAATTGACTTCCAAACAACGACAGATAAGGCACTCTTCATGCGCAAGCAGAGAGCGATTAATCGGGACTTAGACGACATTATGATGTTCGTAATTGATGATGTGGAAAACTCATCGCTTGAAAACATTGTAACATTAGGCATTATGCAAGAGCCAACACCGATTTTAGACGAGTTCGATTTGTCCGTCATCTCGTGGTCGATTTTCGAAGCAATCTAACAAAAAGGAAAAATATGCCGGTAAGTCAAACTATAACTTTTAGCGCAACTCCGCCAACGATAGGCGAAAATCCAACCACTTTTAACTACAACGCCATTTCATGTTGGAATGATTTAAAAGATAATATTGTGCCAGATTTGAATATTGCTTTTGAGCAGATGAATGAACTGGAAGCAAATGTCAATGCAAAGGAAGCGTCAACAGTTGCATCCGCGGTGCTCGCGGTGGGCGCAGCTAATTATAAAGGCGAATGGGTGGCAGGCACTTATTCACAAGGTCAAAGCGTATCTTATAATGGGCTTCGATACATCTCAAAAGTAAACACAAACACAGACACTCCGCCGTCCGCAAAATGGCTACAAATCGGAACATCTTACGAGATAGCAAACGCTACCGGAAAAAGCACGCCTATAGATGGCGACTCAATAGGATTGGTAGATAGTGCAGCGGCGAATGTGCTTAAAAAGCTAACTTGGAGCAATTTAAAAGCTACGCTAAAAACTTATTTCGATGGATTCTACGCAACAATTACAAACCTAAACCTAAAAGCACCTTTAGCTAGTCCAGCGTTCACTGGAACACCAACAGCTCCAACACCTGCAGCAGGAGACAATAGCACAAAAATAGCTACTACGGCGTTCGTTGCAAGCAAAGCACCTTTAGCTAGTCCAGCGTTCACTGGAACACCAACAGCTCCAACACCTGCAGCAGGAGACAATAGCACAAAAATAGCTACTACGGCGTTCGTAAAAGCTAAAAGTGAAGCAGATAGTATAGGCGTGGGGCAAACTTGGCAAAATGTGACTGGTAGCAGAAGTGCTAATGTGACTTATACTAATACAACTGGGAAGCCTATTATGGTTCATCTGTTTTTGAGCGGCGGGGAATGGGCAGACGCAACAGGAGCTTCATTTTATGTGAACGGAGTTGACATAGGTGGTATATACAGCGGTGCTGGGTGGAACACAATAGATGTGATGATACCTGCATCAAATACCTATGGGATTAGCTCAGGGGAGACCTTCGCTAAATGGTTTGAACTTAGATAAAGGATTAAATATGAAACACTATAAAACACCAACAGAAATCAGAGCAATAGAAGAAGGGCAGGAGTTTCTAATCCAAGAAGATTGGATACTCTTAACAGATGTGGAGTTCCAAGCAATTATAAATCCACCAAAAAGTGAAGATGAACAGCTTGAAGAAATCAAAGCACACTTCAAATCTCTATACCTAAATGAAGTCAACAAGGTATTAGCAACACATGACTATGATTCATTGGCTACTGTAAAGTTATGGGCTGATGATGCTACGTTTGGAGTTGAGGCTACTTCTATCTTGAATTGGTACAAGGCTGTAATCAATTACAACTATACACTGCTAAACGCTGGCACTGTGCCAACAGATGCGGAGTATCTAGCTGGAATGCCAAAATATGAGTAAAGACTACTGCACATTATTTCCAGCGAGATGGGTAGGGGTGGAAATATCC